TATATCGAGTACAGGGGGCCTATTACTATCGGACTGTTGGTCTGTCACAAGTGCGATAACCCACCGTGCGTTAATCCTGATCACCTATTTTTAGGGACTCAGCTTGACAATATGAGAGACTGCCACAGCAAGGGTCGGTATAACCGAGGAGTAGATAGACCGGCAGCAAAACTCTCAGAAGAGGAGGTGTTAGAGATTAGAAAGTCGAATCTATCTAATACCGAACTCTCAAAGAGATTTGACGTATGCAGAGACACCGTAGGAAAAGTACGGAGACAGGAATCTTGGACACATGTCACAGACAGCTAACCTACCCGTTCCGTTCAACGACGACATTGTACTAGTCGAGAAACCAAGGGAGAACATAAGCCGTGGAGGACTCTTTCTACCAGAGACCCGATTCGGAGACGAGAAGCTTTCTGAAGGCACAGTCGTGGCTATCGGACCCGGCAACCAGTATCCAGACGGAACCCGTTCCCCAATGCAAGTGCTGCCGGGAGACCAAGTTCTCTTCTCCCGCATGGCAGGCATTGAGATCAAGTACGAATCAGGAGCCTACCTAGTCCTGTCGCAAAAGTCAGTCCTCGCTATCTTAGGGGAGGCACAACACGATGAAGCCGCTGACTAAGCAAGAACGGTACATCCTGTTCTACGCCAGTTTCCAACAGCCAAACAAAGACATAGCGGAGGCGATGGGCCTACAGGTGAATACGGTTAAGGTTCACAAGCACAACCTCTACAAGAAACTAGGGCTAACCGGGCTAACCAAGGAAGCGGCAATAGAAGGGTTAAACTCTTTCATTGATGACTACCCGGACCTCCTCGACGGACTCTTCCCCGGCATGGAAGATGAAGCGGAGAACCTGAACGAGGACCTCTACGACGAGAGAGACCAAGTTACCTACACGAGTCTGGATGCCGTCCGCGAAACCCTCGACCGTCGATATGACGAAGCGGAGAGCGGGGAAGTCAAGATGATAAGCATGGACGAACTTCGAGCGGATATCTCGACGTGGGTCCATGAAGGAAGTAGTGATGCCGATCTTGCAGGGTAAGGCCCATTACCCAGATTGCCATTGCCTCCAGTGTGCCAAGTTCTCGAAGGTCTGCGAGTGCTGCGGTAAGGAGTTCACTACCTTCCCCTCGTACCGCAGACACCAGACTGCTAAGCCAAAACTGAAACGAGGATCAAAGAGTCCTCCGAGAGCAGCGGTAGTCCCCAACGGCCTCGGCTTCCTGGAGAGGGTACTAGCCAACCAGGACCAGATCCAGAAGTACAACCTCTCAGTCATCTCGCGATTCTGTGCAGCACTTAACGACATGAGGCCAGGTACAGGCAATGCCAGATTCACTAAAGCACACAGACGCATACTCACCGAGTTATCAGACTCCAAGGCAAATACGCTACTGTCGTTCAGCCTGGACCTGCCCACAGCGCAAGCTCAAGCAGTTCTTAAACTGGCACAGAGCGTTAACACGAGTCCTAACCCCGTCCTGGCCCTCCTGGTACAATACGGACTGGAGCACTTCAGTAAAGAACTCAGAGCGAATTCTGTGGCTCCACCCGTATCGAATCCGAATGTTACGAAGACTCTAGTCCAGGAGAGACAGACAGCGGCCCAAGAACTTCTAGGAGAGGAACCCAAAGTTCGTGAATACACCGAATACAACGCTCCAACGAACATTGCAGTTGTTGGAAATAGATCCCGCTTCATTCCGTCAGCGTAGGAAGTACGACTATGAATACCCACCATTTTCAAACACTCTGGTCAAGCACGAGTGCCTCGAGTCCGTATCTCTCCCTCGAGTTCGAGAGAACTGTGTCCTCATCAAAGTCTATCGACCAGAAGGGTTCACGGCCTCCGGCCTGTTCGTCGAACCTAAAAAGTCCCCCCCCATCTGGGGACATATTGTGGCTTTCTCTCCCAAGGTTAGGAACTACATACACGTACCCATAGCACCCGGAGATATGGTCCTGTTCCATAGGTACGCTAACGATGATATACTGACAATCAGAGGGACAACCATTTCTATGGTACATGTTAAGAGCATCCAAGCCCTCTTTACTCCCCCCCTTGTGGAGATGAGTTACTAATATGGAAGAGTTGCATCCGTACAGCCCGCCCATGACTAGATCAGAACTCGAAACAGCGTACGTCGAGGATACCAGGATTGAGCACATACTCTCAGATAAGAGTTATTACCCCGTCACAGAAGTAATGCTGTACAACAGTCTCCGTGTGGCAAGAGAGGATAATTCTCGTGCATAAGTATGACATAGCGGCCATCGTCTCCCAACTCGCCGGACTCTCGCTCCTCGCCTCTGACGCCACCTTCCAGACTTCGCTCACCACTCTGTTCGGTACTGAAGGTCCGAAGATCGTAGCCGGTATCGGACTGATCTCCCTACTCGCCTCAACCGTTCTCCGTATCATAGGTTCACCCTCTTCTACACAAGGAGCGACCAAATGACTTTTGCAAACTACCTCAGCCTAGTCAGTCAGTTCTTCTTCAAGAAGGCCCACACGTTCACTTTCCGTCTTGGATCGGAGAAGGTCACGGCCACTATCTCCTCGGGAGCAGAGAATACGGCGATCAACCTGGGTCAAGCCATGCAGATCGTCAACCTCTTGGAGGGTGCCCCTATCGCGAACTCCCTCACTGAGAAGTTAGTCATTAATGGGAACCTAACCGTTATCGTTACTGTCTCCCGGGTCTAGTGAGCATCGAAGCGAGGAGGAGTTTGGTCAGCAAACTCTTCTTCCAAGACTCAGCCTCCAAGTCTGACCTTCAAGATCCGAACCTAACCGATACCGATCTCATAGCAGTCCTAACAGAGCTACTGCACCACGGTCACTTCATCGAGATCACAGCAGTAAGGACGGACCATCACCCCGACGGATACCTCGGACCTCACTCCCATCAAGCCGGTAAAGCGGTTGACTGCTGGCCCCTCAATTCGCCCAAGGCGGGCGATTACCTAGACCCGAATGGTATGCGGTTCAGGCAGTTCCTAATGGACCTCATGAAAGAGATCAATGCAGTTCAAGTGGGACTAGGAGGAACTGCCAACACAACGGGGAATATGTTACTACTCGGTAAAAAAGGCTTCCCTGATAATGGAGCAGATCATGTCCACATCGGAATCTAGCAATCCTTACGAGAGCATGAACCTTCTTTGGGCTCAAGTCGATGAACGCGGTGTAATACTTTTCACTATGGGGGAGATCTTCCCGAACATCATAGACATCCCTTGGAACATGTGGGACGCGATCCTCCCGCACATAGCCAAGCAACGGGAAGAGATGGAAGCGGACATAGCAGCGGGTAAGGACGTCCCTCCAGCTCCCCTGAGAATCCCCTCCAAGGATGAGATCTCGCTAAAGGACTTCTTCCGATAATGCCAAGTGACTTCTTCGATTTCCTAGACTCCCCGGAGTCTGTGATCGAACCGATAGAGATAGCCGCTTCGGAAGAACCGAAGTGGCTTTTCTCATTGTGCCGTGATACCCTTGGCATGAAGGACATGATGCCTCAGCCGCATTATGACCTCTGCAACATCTTCGAGAAGTCAGTAGGAGACTGCAAGTTCGATGGACCCACTCAAAAACTCATCATGGTCGGCGTACCTCGAGGAACATTCAAAACGTCTATCGCAACTGAAGGACTACCTCTCGGCGTCCTTGCTCGTAACCCAAACGCTAGAATACTCCTTGACTCTTTCCGACATGATGTTGCAAAGGAACGCCTTGTTGCAGCTTCTGGTCACATCACAAACAATCTTAACTTCCATCGACTTTACGGTTCTGACTGGAAACCCGGCTTCAGAGAGGCCGCCTGGTCAGACTCCCGGATAACCATCGCGAAGCGGACTAAGATCCTCAAAGAGCCTTCCATCGACACCTCGGGCGTAGACCGCTCGAAGACCGGAAGCCACTATGATCTCATTATTGCAGACGATCTTGTTACCGATACCAACATCTATACGGCGAAGAGTCGGCAGAAGGTATATGACCATATTATGGATCTGTTACCTATCCTGGAACCTGGCGGAACTCTCATTCTTATTTTTACCCGTTGGCACGCAGACGACGCCTATGGCAAGATTATTAAGCTTGATGAAGAGCGAGTTCGCGACGGCAAGCCACCCTTCTTCGAGAAACTAATACGCTCCTGTTTCGACGGTCCAAACGGTCTATACTTTCCCACCAAACAGACGTTCGAGTTTCTCATGAACGTACGGGACCAGATCAAAGAGCGTAAGTTCTCCTGTCAGTATCTCAACAACCCCATCGCCGAGTCCGACCGTAC